TGTATGTATAATCTATAAGATTTAGGCGACATATAAATATGTAAATCGTCTTTAGTGTAAACTGCTGTCGGTATAGCCGCTGTACAAGCTTTTAAGTTATCAAGTATATTAGCTGCAGTATAAGCATTACCTGCACCACCGTCGTTAGCAACATCTACTACTGTTGCGTCTGTTACTAAGTGTCCCGCTCCTCCATGAACAAAACCTGTAAACTCACCTGCCTGAGTATCTCTACCTGTCCAGATAGATGTTTCAGTTCCATTTGCAATAACCTCACCTAGATAAGAAATTACATAGTCATCAAAAGAAGCTGGTGGTGGTGCACCTGCTCCCGCTCTCATTTGTGCTGCTTCCCAAGAATCTAAAAGTTCTTGTTTACATAAATCTGTATTAATTTGTAGATTCTTCGGAGTTAATACTGCTTCAGTCATAGCTAATGAACTTGCTCCTTCTGTAAAGTCGCAAGTAGCATCTGAAATCATGTCACTCGCAGACATTTTTTGTATATTACTCTTGTATTTAATATTTTCTATCATTGTCAAGTACTCCATTGAGTTTGCTTGACGTAGGGCAGCAGATATATAAATTCCCGCTGATTTCCCCGCATAATTGCTAGTTGTACTTAAAGCCATTTTTTAAATTGTTTTTAATTATTATATAAATTGTGTAAATATTTTTCTCTGCTAGTTAGTTTAGATATTTCTTTTTTTGTTAAAGAATTTTTACTTTCTGAACTAAATTTATTTGTGTTAATCGGTGTGTCAGCAGGACTTGCTGCTAATTCCGTTTTAAGTTTTTCGTTTTCAGCTTTAAGATTTTCTAATTCTTCTTCTGCTGAAAATTCTTTTACTTCAGTTGTCTTAGTAGTTACTGTTCTTGGTTTATCGCTAGGCTCTACTACTTCTTCTGTCATTTCAACATCTTCAGTATCTGTATCCCCCATTCTTGCTTTTATATCAGCAATAGCATCTTCTAAGTTATCTACTCTATCTTTCATTTCTTCATAAGATTTAGCCCAATCAGCTTTTTCAGCAGGGCTTTCTTCTTCGTAGTTATCTTCATCTTCTTTAGCCATTTCTTCTTTTTCTTCTTCTGCTTCTACTTCTTCTTCAGTTTCGCTTTCGATAACTTCTCCAACTACTCCTTCTTCTTCAACTCTAAAAGACACACCATCTTCAGTTTTGTAAGTCCCAACAGGCAAAGGTATTGTAGTGCCATCTTCTGTTAATACAGAAACATCTACACCTGATTCTAATTCTTCAGCAGTTGAAACGTAAATAGTTCCATCTACTCCTTTAGATTGCCACTCTAATTTAATTTCTTCTTCAGCTTTATTTAAGCCAAGAGCTACTAATATTTGTTCTTTTAAGTCCATAGGTTCTTTTTTAATATAATAGAATAGTTATTTATTTATTTGATTTTTATTGAATTGAAGTTATTTTCTTATTTTTGTTTGCTTGTTTTTTATATGCTTCTGACCTTTGCAGCTTCTTTGAAATATCTTTCGTTTCTATTCCTAATTCTTTTGCTGCCTTTAATGATTTTTCGTATAATTTAACAGATTCTTCAAATTCTTTTTCTGCTTCTGCATATATCTTTGTTAATTTACCTGCTATTTTACCTGCTTCACTATTTTTAGCATTACCTCTTTTCCAAGCATTGTTAGCATCATCTATTATTCCCAACTCAACCTTTTCAGCTTTTAGTTCAGTTTTGCTTTCTCTTATCATTTCATTTAAAGCACTTAGTATTTGTTCTGGTGTTGGTTTCATATTATAATTTTATAGTAATCCTTTAAATTTCGCTAAGTCTTTAAACATTTGCTCTCCACTACCTTCAGCTATATCATAAATTTCTTGACTTGCTTTTTTATATTCTTTTGTTGGCTTTACCCCTAACTCTTTAAATTGCTTATCAATAGTAGTAACAAGCCCATATCCCTTTTTAGCTGCTTTTACAACACTACCCATTTCTTTGAAATTCTCATTAACTAGCTTTGCAATAGCCATATTATTTTTTACTGCTTTTTCAAATTTAGAATTTAAAGTTTTAGCGTCTTTAACTAAATCATCTACCATTCCTAACTCCACTTTTTGAACACTTAATAATTCTTTTAGTGCAGTTCTTACTTCTTCTGTTGTAAATTCTTTCTTTTGCATTTGCTCAAATTTATTAGTGAAATATCCTTCTATTGAAAGTCCTTTTAATTCTCCTGCTTTTATCTTTTGCCATAAATCATCATTTGTTATTTTCATTTTAACAAACCAAGTTCCATTAGGCAAATCAAATCCGTATAATTTTGACTTGTCGCTATCTCCTTCTTTTATCCAGCTCTCAACTGTTAAAACTCCTGATACTCTTTCGTTGTGTTCGTGAGTAGCCTTATGGTGATTGTTATGTTTTAAATATAATTCACTAGCTTTTCTTACTGTGTCAGGACTAAAGTAAACATAGTAATCTGAATCGGTGTTAGGATCATATCTAAATATCTGCTTGTTAGGTATTAAAGCAGGACTAACTAGCATACGTTTTTCTTCGTCTACCTTAGCAAATGTCAAGTTGTTTTTCTCTTTTCCGAAAAATACAAAGTCAGATTCTATCGCAGGTGAGTGAACAAGCGATATAGCGTCTATTGCTAGTTCTTGACTATCATCTGCTATTACTAATTCTACTATTCTAGTTTCTTTCATATTATTTTTAATCTCTAAAAGTTACTTTTTTTAATTCCTGAGCTAAAACTTCAAAAGATTGTCTTTTGCTTTCTAAACTTCTCATAGCATCATCTGCTTTTTTCCATTCAGGTATTTTCTTAAAATCTACACCTAATTGATCAGCTTGTTTTCTAATTTGTGTTCTTGTTTTTTGCAGTTCTTTCTCTATTTTTTCCATAGCTTTGGTATCTACATCAATAGCTTTTTTAACACTTTTTAAGTCCTGTTTCCAAGAACGACTTTCTGATATTTCTTTAAATGCTTTTTTAACAAGCGCTTCTAATTCTTTAATATTAGCCAACTCAACTTTTTCAACTTTACTCAGGTTAAATTCTTTCAATTCTTTTTCGTATTCTGCATACGTCTTTTTTCCTAGTGGTGTTGGATTCATCTTATTGTATTTTTTAGGGTTTGCTTTTTCACATTCTTCTTTAGTGGCATATTTACACTCTCCTGTGTTGCCATACTTATAGTTTCCGTCTTTACATTCTTTACAAGGCATATTATATAATAGAATTAATTAATATTTATTTGATTTTTAAATTGTAGCTCTACGTCTTATATTCGCTAACTGATCTTGGCTATTAGTCATTTCATCTGTAACTACAAATGCTTTGACAGGTTCAGGTGCAATACCACCGCCTAACTCAAATTGTCCTGACATCATTTGTGGAGCTGGAGTTGCCGCACCACCTGCACTTGCACTACCACCGCCACCACCACCAACGTCTTGCTGCATTATTGTTTTAACATTAGCAAGTCCTGACGCAATTACTGCTGCTGCTGAAACAAAACCTAAAGTTCCACCTTGAGCAAAAGCCTTGTTAGCACCTACATAAGTATCTATAATAGCTTGTGCTATTGCTAGTTCTTTACTTTCTCCTGCTAATGCCTGTAAACCACCTGCAAGTCCTGAAAACGCTTCTAATTGAGCATTTACTTGCTCTCTTGCAATGTCAGCTTTTTGTTTAGCAAATTGTTTATCAATAGCAGTAGTGTCCATTCCTGCTTTGATAGCCATTTTCTTTTTTTCTTCATAAGAAATTCTTAGTTCTTCTAACTCTCTTTCAATTCCTGTCATTCCTTCTGCTCTAACTTGGTTTTGAGCTTCTAAGAGTTCTTTTTCTAAAGATACTGCATTAGTTTTTTGTTCTGATAGCTGTCCTGTTATAGTTTCTTCAAGCTCTAACATAGCAACCTTCGCTTCTTGTAAGGCTATAAAGTTTTCTTCACTTCCGTTTATATCATACTGTGCTTGTGCTGCATCTATCTGTAATTGTATTTGTTCTTTTTGTGCTTTTTGTTGTTCAGCTAAAATCTTATCCAATCTTTTGTTGGCTTCAATTCTTTCTTGAAAAGTTTTAGTTTCATCATCTCTAATTTGCCTTTGGACTTCTGCGTCTTTTAAATATTGTGCATTTAACTTAGCAAACTGAACTGCTGCCCTATCTGCTGCTTTAGTAGTCGCTACAATAGATGTTGCTTGTTCAACGGTGCTTTTAGTATAATCAACTATTGCGTCTTTTGTTTTTTTAATTGTTTCTGCTACTTTTTCATAACTATCATCTACTCCTGTAAAGACATCTACTGTTTCTTTTCCTGCTTCTTTTATAGTGTCAAAAGCTGCACTAAACTCTCCTTTTATTAATTGTCCAAAAGATTTTGCTACTAAACCTAAAACTTCTAACGCTTGATTGAACCTATCTATAAATCCTTGTTTTATAGCATTACCAAGCTCTTTTATTCGTTCAACAGGATTTTCAAAAATATCTTTAAAAAACCCTGTAATTGCTCCTATATTGCTTTCTATAAATTTAAACAAATCGTTAAATGCAATACTTAAAGCAGTCATTCCTGTATTAAAAAAATCTAAAGTTTTTTGATTTTTACTTAACACTTCCATAAGTTTAGCTAAAAGACCTACTACTAAACCAATACCTGCTGCTTTTATAGCTGTTCCAACACCTTTAATCGCTTTACCTATACTACCAAAACCACCTGAAGCTTTGTTAGTTGCTTGGTCTAATTTTTCTACATCTTTAGTAACAGATTTCGTGTTACTTTTTATTTCCATTTCTAAAACTTCCTTTGCCATATCTTAAATTTTATAGTCCTGTTTTTAATTGAGTAATTGTTATGTTACTGCACCATTCTACTGTTTGATTATCTTGACCTCTAACTGTTATTCTAAAGTTTGATCCTGTATTATTTGCAGCAGGTCGCCAATTAGAAACATTCCCTGAACTTTTAATTAAATCCCTTTCCCTACTTATTGTAACAGTTTCAGAAATCTGAACTGCAACCCCTCTTTCAACCCAAGCAGCAAAATCTCCAACTGATCCTGAATCTGAACCGCCAACTCTTACTGCTACTGTATCTGCGTGAAAATAAAATATAGTGTTATCAGGAATAGTAAAAAAACTATCTTCAATATTGTTTAAGTAACTGTCAGTTGTATTTCCATCTGTTGTTTGAACACCATACAAAAGTTGTATGCTTTGTCTTTCTCCTAATATATCAGTTGGTGCATTACCACCTAATACTATTGAATTTTCTGCTGTTGATTCTCCTAATCTACCATAAACACAAGCGTTGTTAATTCCACTATTTATATAGTTATTAGTTCCTGTTATAATGTTATTAGCTGAAAGACCTTGAACCGTATTATCTTCGCCCATTATATACGTATTGTTAGTGCCTATTCCTGTAACATTACCAGCACCTTGAATGTTGTTATTTACATTCTCTATATTTTTGTTAATGTTTGTGTTAAAGTTAAAAGCCTTGCAAGTTCCTGTTATTGGATCGTAAGTATATCCATAAGCTTGACATTGTTGCTGATTAGGGGTTACAGAATTGACACCATCAGTAAATTCAACAATTCCTAAAGCATTAATTTTTGCAGGTTTAATTGTATATCCGTTTATATATTGTGTCATTATGGTATTAATATAAATTCTACTGTTGCTAAATCGTTTGGTTTGTAATCAATTTTATTTACTCTAAAAGTTCTATTTTTAATAAATACTGTGTCATAAAACTTAAAAGTATTTATATCTCCTGCACTTAGGTTTACTTTTAATGTCATTGTTCTAGTATCAGGATTGTATAACTCGTTAAAATAAGGAAGCCAATATGTATTAAATAAGTTATTTGGAGTAGAATCTCCAATAGGATTGATAAGCTGACATTCTCCAAAATGAAAATCCCTTGTGTCATTAGGATCAGGTGGGTTGCTTACTACTGTCGGCAAATCTGTTAAATGGCAAAACTGTAAAAATTCATTTTCAAAATCATCTCCTGAAGAACCATTTTGTGCTGGAACTTTATAAACTGTACTTATAAATGGTAAATTAGGATCAGTTGATTTTCTTGTTCCTACCATATACATTATTCTTGGACTATTGTCAAAACCTTGCGAAGTTCCATCATCAGGGTTGTAAGAATAAATACTAGGAACTATAAAATCATAAAATTGCGACATCAAAGGTTTGCTTACTGTTGCTGCAAAAGGTTCTGCTACTATTTCTTCTTCCCCATCTAATACGCTTTGCAAACCACCTGTTGTAAGCGTTGCATCAAAAAGCTTACTTCCGTATAAATGCCCTTGAACAGAATTTTTATAAACATTAAAAATATAATCATCATCATCTTCAACAAACTTAAACATAGTTTTTTTATTTAAGTCAGTTAAAGGTGTTAGCTTAATTTCTGATATATCTACTTTTTCAGTCCAATCTAATTCTTCAGAATTATCATCAAAGAAATTAGGAGTAGTAGGATCGGTGCTTGGTTGAAATATCTCTTTATAAGGCTCTATAATAATGTTATTAGGGTTTACAGGATCAGGCATAGAAACTAAGTTAAACATAGTCATTATTCCTTTAATAAATTCCCATTGACCTAAATCTCCTCTTAAAGTGTTTAGTGTTGCTGAATTTACTGTAAATGAAGATTGAACAAAACGAACACGACTTGCAAATTGCATTTGCGAACAAGTAGCAGGTGCTTTGAATTGAGCTTTTATTGTGTCGCCAATACTTCTTAAAATAACAGTAAAGCTTCCTACATAGCTTTGCCAATTTATACCTGTATTTGAAACGCTATAAGTTCTTGGGTTTATAACATTAGTGGTTACAACTGAAGTAGAAGGATCAGTATCAGTATGCACCCATTGAAAATCAACTGTTTCTGCACCTGTTCCACTAACATTTTCAACTGTATAATTATAAAAAATCTGATACATTTCATTAGTAGTAGTTGAAGTTATAAAATTGTCTGCAATATCTTCATCATAATTAGGTGGTAAAGTAGAACCTGACAAACTTGTTGCTGAAGCAGTAGATAGTGCTAAAGGTTTAAAACTTCCTGTTCCTTTATTTGCGTTTGGATCAGATGTATTCCAACTTCCGTTATATTCATTGTTTGCAGTAGGAAAAGTATCTCCACCCCAATTAAAATCCATGTGCAACTTTTGAAAATCAGGATCATTATCAATAAAATTACTTGTATATGTAAATAGATTAGTTTCAGCAAAGATTCTTTGTATTAAATACTTTAAAGTAATAAAAGGTCTAAAAGAACTTTCTAAATTAGGCAAGACAGGCTTGTCGTTTGTTCCTACTGTATATTGATGATTCCAATCTACAAAAGGGTATCTAACAACTCCTGTCGTAGTTCCTGTTCCTGCATAACTCCCTGCTGGTAAAGCATTATCAAGCACTAACTGATTACCACTCCAAGTGTTTCTTATGTTTGTATAATTGTAAGCGTGTGTTAGTTCTGAAAAATCTATATCATTAAAAGTTCTATCTCCTAAAAAATCTGCAAAAGCTATAACCTCAGAATATAAGTTTACATTGTAACTTATTTCTCCTTCTTTATCTGACACATCTAATACTCTTAAATATCCTTCAAATAAAATAAAACCGTCTTGTTTTAAAGCACATTTAGTTTTAGCATAAGGATTAAAAGTAGCATGGTTTTGAGCTGATCTTGTTACTTCAAATAGATTTTCAAATATTTGATTATTACGCTTAGTTGCAGGTAAATCAAAAGCCTTAGAATATGATTGCACTTGTTCTGCTGCATTTTTAAAATTATCTACACTTAGAGTTAGTGGTATTGTTTCATCTTCATATAAGTCACATATTACTTGACCATCTTGTAAATTTGAAATGTCTAGTGATGGTGTTAATCCTGTTTCTACAACTGATATATGACTAATAACAATAGTTGAAGCTATTGTTCCTTGTGTAAATATTACCATTATTGTTGCAGTTGTAGCAGGTGCAATAAAAGTTTTTGTTATAGTTGAATTAGTAGTTGAAACACTTGGACTTGCACCACCTATATAAGCCGCACCACTAAACGCGTGTATATTCATAGCTCCAGAATCAGTTGTGCTTAAATTTACAGTAACAGTATAAGAAGTTCCAACAGTAAGTGAAGTTAGCCTTTGATATATACCTACTGTTGATGCAGCTCCTGAAGGAGATGACATTGTTAAGCTACCATTACTAGCAGTAGGCAATGTAGGTTGTGGTGAAGTAGAACGGAAGCGATACCAAGAGTTGGGAAACGTAGGTGGCTGCTGTATAATAACTTGTGAAGCAGGAACAAAACCTGTAAAAGATGTATCTAAAGCAGGAGATGCGTTCATAGTGGCAAAATTAATACCATCTACTAGCATTTCATCAGGATTATTAGATAAAACACTACTTACACCTGAATAGTTTTGTGGATATAATATTAATTGTGTAGCCATTATATAGATTGAGTTCTAAGTGTTTTTGTTTTTTCTACTTCAAATGTGTATTGTATTAATTGATCGTTGCCTAAAGTTTTTCTAGTAAAGCTAGATGTTTTAAGCCTTACAGGTGTTACATATTGATTTAATAAAGAATAGTCAACATCATCATCAAAACCTTTCAATTGATATATTTCAGGACTGTTGGTTAATTCTTCAAACATTACATTTTCACTTTCACTAACAAAATCTGTATTCATAGTAATACTTTCAGTAGCATTTACTCTAAAAGATTTCTTTCCACCTTTATACCCATCTACTTTATACAAGCTTTCATTCCAAGTTCCTTGTAACTGTGTATAAGTAGAACCTTGTGTTGATATTGTTTTAGTTGATTTTTGCGTAAAAGTATAGTAATCCCAAGCACCCCATTGATTTAGCCAACAAAGCCTTATAGGCTCATAACCTAATTTATCAGGACAATTTACATATATCTTAACAATTTCAGAAACAGGAGTAAGTGAAGGAGTTGTATTAAATGCTTGAACTTCTATATGCCCACCAACTATATAAGGGGCTACTGTAACACCATTAAAAACAGTTGACCAATTTCTAAGATTCGCTGGGAAACAGCCGAAATATAAAATTTCTTTTCCTGAAAAATTACCATAAGTAGTAAAAGCTCCATTTGTTGCGTTTAGTGTAACAATTTCTTGAGCTAAATCACTACCTGAACTATCATGATAACTTAAAAGTATTCTTTTAACATTTTGAAAAGGAAATAAAGCTAAAGTTCCATAGTCCTCATAATTAGCATATTGTGAAGTAGGGGCATTAGTTAAAAAACTGTCTGTATCATTATCCATAACAAATCTTGACATATCATAGCCAAAACCATTAAGACCACTAGGACTTATTAAAACATCAGAATATTTTAAGTAGCCATTAAAGATAGTAAAGAGTTCAGAATTTACTTCACTATTAACATCAGGAACTACTGTATTATAAGTTGAAGAACTTGTGTCAGTATCAAGGTATTCTACATAAAACTTACACATAATATATTTAAGCAGGTTATCATTCATTGAATATTTATCAATTAAATGTAAAGGGTGTGGTGTTTCATCAGTAGTAGCAGTTCCTTTATACTGACTATTTGCAGCAGCCATATTATCTGCCTTAACATAGTTTTCAACTACGTTTCTTATATTAAACATACCCACCCCTGCATTGTTAGGAGTTGTTTTAAATGTTCCTATAAAGCTATTATTGTTGCTTGGGTTTGGCACATTTTGATCTATATGAATATCAACACAAAATTTTACTCTAGTTTGATTTGCTACTGTTGGTGCATTTGAAACTACAAAAATTAAATCTTGTCCTACGGGTATGTAAGTTCCTGTTGGATATTGTTCTATTACTGTTACTGCCATATTATTTATTTTGTAAATGTTGTGATATAAGTAGATACATCTTCTTTAAATTCTTTTAAAAGATTTTTTTGCAAATCTTTATAATTAATTCCTAAAGGTTTTTGAAAAAAACTTATCCCTTGAATACCTTTACTTTTAATGCTTCTTGCTATTAAAAAAATCAAACTTTTTCTTTTTATAAACCTTCCTTTTTCATCTCTTGGTGCTATGCCTTTTCTTACTGACCATTTATCTAAAATACCACTCGGTGGTTGTTTATTTGTATATCTGTAAGGACTTGATTCATTTTGTCCTTTGTAGTTTGTAAAACTTCTTTTTGTTTTGTTTCCTGAAACACCTTTATCTACAAAAGTTCCATAGTCCGCCATATAAAACTTAACACTATACCCATTAGGATCAGTTGTTACTGTGGTTTTAATTGAACTAGCTAAAGCTGTTTTTCCCTTTTGTCTTTGGAGAATAGCTTTAGATTCTTTTACAACCTGATTAGCAAAACTATTTAGATACCTTTCTAAGTTTTCAGTTTTCATTACACACTAGCTACAAATATTTCTACATCTGCATCATTAGAAGCAGTAGGTCTTACTTCTAGTTTCGCTAAGTCAGCTAAAGAACCATAACTAGGAACTGCGTCTGCTTCAGCTACCATTACATCATCTGCTCTTGCTATGATATGTGAGTTTAAAGCTGGGATTAAGATAGTGTAATTTGAAGCTGCACCTGCTACGCCTAACTCTACATCATAAGTATCTGATAGGTTTGAAACCCTTATGTATCTTACATTCTCTTTGTCTATTGCTCCTGCACTATCATAAACATTAGAAGAAAATGTTGCTATTGTTGTAGTTGCGTCATGAGGACAAGTTACTATCCTTTCAAAAGTATCTGTAATGCTTCCTACTATTAAAGTGTTTGTTGATCCTCTTAATGCACCATTGACTGTTACACTTTCGGATATTGTTACTGTTAAATCTGCCATATTTTTATTTTTTATCTATTTGTTTTAATTTATTTATTGCCCAATTTATACCACTAGAACCACCCCAAGCATCCCACATTAAACCACCACAACCTTCTGAATAAGGAACATCTTTATTTTGTTGGTGTCTTTTAAATGATGCCATTCTTGCTATCGTATCACGACTAATAGGCTTTCTATCTGCCAAATAGGCTGATCTTGTCCAGCCTACCCTTGTTCCACAATCACTTCCGTTTTCTTCTTTCCATTTTCTAGCACGTTTTGCGTTATTTGTTGCTGCTTGTGGGTAGTCAGTATATGACTTTAGCTTAATACTTATAGCTTCTAGCTTTTCTATTACATCATCATAGCTCATAGCTTGATTGTTATTTTTGGTGGTATTATTTGTATCTCTATTTTCCATATCTTAAACTTAAACATTAATATCCTGCACCTAAATCTGTAACAGGTATCAAGTCGCCACTTTCATTTGCACAAGTAGTAAAGTCGTTCATAACTCTTATACCCATTGTAAAAGTCCAGCCACAAAGCAAGTTATCAAACCTTTCTTGAAATGGCTCTATTGTAAACTGATCTTGTGCAAAATATAAAGGAGCATTAATATCATTAACTCCTGCTACTGATTGCCTTGAACTATGTCTTAATAAACCGATAAAGTCCGTGCAAATTTGCAGCGTTTGATTCCATACTTGCTGCTCATTGTTTTTAGGATCAATTAATTTAGTCAAATCTGCATTTTGTTTAGTTTGCCAATTTTCTTTTTCGCTTACTAAGTCGCAAATAAACAATTGAAAGTTGTATATCAGTTCAGCTTCGCCTGTTGTTACGTTTACAGGGTTTATGTGCAAGAGTGGTAGCTTTTCGAGCTTATCGAGTTGAATGTCAAATATATCGCCAACAGATACAGTTGTTATTTGTTGATGATATTCTCCTAATCTACACAAAGTTCCTATTACGTTGTTATATGTTTTATTTACTATTGCCATATGTTTTGACTTTATTTTGCGTATTTAAATCTGTTTCATAACTTAACCAAGTAAACGCTTCTAAAAGGTTAAGCTTTGTTATTTTTTCTAGCTTTGAAATATCTGCATTACACAATCTATACATTACTCCAAAGTAACCCCATTTTTCTGCAAAAGATTCTGTTGCGATTGCGTCTTTATTTCCTTCAGCTTGTCCATCAAATATAATGGCAAAATCTCTAACAATTCTTTTCCGAAAGTGTAAAAAAAAACCAATGCGCTTTGCACTTGTTCTGCTGCCATCTTCTTCATCTGTTCGGCTCGTATTGATATATTACCGTCATAAGCTTTAATAGTATAAATTCCACTATCTGTTTCTTCTACTATCTCTCTATACAAAACCGCCATAATTTCAGGTAAGTTTTTTTCTACATCTTCTTTTAATAAACTCTCTAAATCTGCCCATTCTCCCAAGCTTATAGACTCAAGATCAGGATGATAGCCGTATCTTTTACCTTCTATTTCAATTATTCTTTTTAAAGAACTATCTTGCTTACTTTGCAGTTCTGATATTGCACCCATTATTGCAGCAACATCTTTTAATTCTAACTGCTTTATTAACTTCTTAGGAATGTCAGATAAAGCCGCTATTGTTTCTTTTGCTTCTTCACTCTTTGTTCCTTTTTGAAACTCAATTAGCTTTAACCATTTGTCTAAACTTACTTCTTCCCACTTGCTAATTAATTTGAACTGCTTTGTTTTACCTTTCTTCTTAATTTTAACCTTCATATATTAATATAATAGAAATAATTTTATTTTATTTTTTTATGTATATTTGCTGCTCATTTTAGTTTTATACTCCCCCCACTTTCTTTCATTTTCTCTTTTGTCGTTCTCCTAGTGGGGGGTTTTTTACTGCACAAAATACTTCCCAGCATTAGGATTGTCTAAGTGGTATATAATATTATAACGCACTCCGTCCAATGCGTGATTGTAATTATCTACATACAATTTACTTCCTTTATCTGCATAAATATAATTGTTTAATTCTTTTGCTATATTCGTTGATTCAGGCGTTATAACAATTTCAAAATCTTGCATACGAGTTACACCGCTTTCAATAGTTCCTTTTTTTACAGGTTTTATATTTACTCCTAAGTGCTTTAAGTCTGCTATAAGTCTTGGTTCTGCACTATCTGCAATAATTAACTTCTGACCTACTTTGTCTAATATCATTTGTGCTAATTCTTGCGACTTTAAACCATTCTTATAAATATGCTCTTTTAAATATATTTTTTGTTTCTTTTTGTCAATAGCTACTTCAGTTAAACTATCAGGATCAACACTAAACCCAAAGTCCATACCACAAGAAGTTTGTAAGCCATCAGGATTAAATTCTCCAATACTCCAATTATCAAACACTACACCATCTGCTCTATCAAGCCAAGAGCCTAATATTCTGTGCTGATACTTTTTAAAGTTATTATGCTTTATACTCTTAATACGGTCTAGGAAGCTCGTAGAGAGGTTTTCTTTATTGTCTAGGTATGTAGAGTGGATATAGCATACATTGTCTTTAACGCCATTAAAACCTGCTTCAACGCCTTTGTCCTCAAAAAACCTTTTGTAAATCCAATGCTCTTTAGTTACAGGATTAAGTATAAGTATAACTCTATTTTGTTTGTCTTTTTCTCTAATACTTAAATCAATAGTATCAAAAATATCTTCATCTACTAATTCTTCTGCTTCATCTAACACAAAGCAGCTTATTCCTTGTAATGACTTTAAACTAGCAGTTTGATTACCTGCTGAAGTTTTAATACCTCTAAATAGTATGTCTGATTGATTGCCTAAGTTTACAACTTCGGCTTTATTTACACTAAAAATATTCTCAAATCCAAGTAGTGTTATCTTTTCTAAAAATTCAGGAATAATTGACAAGTGTGCTGATACCATTGTGTATCGTGTAAACAAAACTCTTATGCCTTGTGCCATAGTAAGTAACGTAAGGAATACTGTAACTGCAAATGACTTGCCTGATCCTCTACCACCTGTTATAATAAAGTATCGTGCCTTAGAGTTAAATAACGCTTGATATTTATTGTTCAGGTTCAGTTTCTACAAAGTTTATTAAAGGCATATTAATACTTTCATCATTTGAAGTAACATCTACTCTTTGTTGTGGCTTACCATAAAAGTATTCAAAGAACAGCTTAACTGCCCATTGTTCTTTTTTGTCTAATCCTTGTTCTAAGGACTTTAGAGCCTTTTCATTCATAGGCGTTAGGTTCTCTATTAACTTTTGTTCTTCTGCCTTGCTCTTACGCCCTGCACCCTTTCTAGCACCACCATTGTTTATTCTTTTATCCATAATTGAAAAAAATTGATTATTCAATACTTATTTATATAATAGAAATTACTCATATTCATTTGGTAACATTAATCTTATACCTAGTTCTGTTAAAGCCCATATTCTAATTTGGTCTGCATATATCTCAAATTCTTTTGTATTCATTCTAGCTGTGCTGTTTACTGTTTGCAGTCCTATTTGTTTATCATTTATGTCTATGCTTTGCCATTCACTTGCAAACTTTACTTTTAAAGTATCGTGCATTTCATCAGGAAAATATCCTAGCTCATTTGCTAACGGCTGCACTATACACGCCCAATAGTAATTGTTTTGCATATTGCTTCTATTGTTTCTTTGTTTCTTTACTTTAACTATGTAATCTGTTTCCAGCTCTTTTAAGTAATTAAAAAGCGATTGTTTGTCTTGGTTGTTATTTATTACAAAATTCATAAACTTGACATTCTTCTGCTAAAGCTGTTATTAAATTTTTTCTTTAATTCAGTAGTTATAGCTTTACTTAATAGTTGTTCAGTAATGTTAAATTTATCAGCTATTATTTTTAAGTTTATATTAGGATTTTCTAAATAATACTTAACAGCTTTTGCTTTTAGTGTTTTTAAATATGTTCTTGATCTTCTTTTTCTCATTAGTTAAAAGGTTCGTTTACACCTCTTTCTCCTACTAACTTTTCTTTTGCACTATCCCATAATTTGTCGTGTCTTTTTTTTGTGCTTAAAGATGCTTCTGTTCTTATTAAGCTAGGCATACCTTCTTCAGGTTCTGCTTCCATCCAAAGTCCGCACTCGCATAAAGCTTGTATAGTTCTCCACCTACCATCTCTTAAAGCAATAGTTTGCTTTCCAATTTCTTCTTGGTTACCGCATTTACATTTGTATAGTGTCATTCTGCTAGTTTTCCTGTTCTTGTTTTACTGTTTTCATTTAGCCTTTCTAATTCAAAGTGTAATACATTAATTGCTTTCTGTATGTCTTGTTCAGGAGGGCTGCCTTCTTTATTTCCTGCTCTAAGTATGTATTGAACTGCTTGTGCTTTCCAAGCATTAAGATCAAAATCATCTACTATATCTTTAGCTGAATATCCATATAGCTTTCCTGTATAATAATGCGGTTGTCGGTTTTTTTTGTAATTCATTTGTTTCTTTTGTTTTTGTAATTATAATACAAGTAGCTTATAATTGGTGTTCCAAATATTAAAGTGATTAGGCTTGGGTGTGGTTCTCCACAAAGCCCTAGAAAATGTTTTAAAAATTCAATCATTGTATTTGTCATATAGTTTTTTTATTCCATTATAACAAGCTGACAAACAAGAACCACAATTAGTTCCTGTATTATAATTTGTCATATATATAGTGTTATACGTTTCTATCATTCTTTTTTTTGCTGCTTGGTTTTTAGCTCTACCTGTTTTTAAATCTTTCCACATATCTAATATTTCATCTATTATTTCTTGTGGCAAATCATCAGGAGTTTCTATTTCAGTTGTTTTTTGCCACTTGCCTTGACCACAACCCATTGGTGCTAGTCGTGCTTTAATCTTCATAAAACACCCACAATCCTTACAAGTTCCTGTTGGCTTAAAATAATAAATACAACTTCTGCATATTTCTATCCTATCTTTATATACTTCATTAGGAACAAAAAACTTATTCACTTTTTTTACTTTTATATGTAACAACCTTATCAGGGTAATCAAATCCAAATTGCATTACAAAACTATTTTTCTTTATTGGATCATACATCTTCATTGAGTTCTTTTTTAAGTATTGTTCTTACTTTATCTATTGTTGTATATATACTGTTTCTGCTTATATTTGTTTTAGCACTAAGCGAATCAAGCGTATTATCTTCATAATAATACAATTCAAATAACTGCTTATCATACCAACTTAACTTGTCCAGCTCTTTATCTATCATTTCTAATTTAATTAAATTTGTATTGTCTATTTTTTCATTTGGAACATTTGATAAAGCCTTATAATAATTAGCATTATTTCCATAATCAATATTGTCGCAAGATTGACTAATAGTAGCATTAAAGCTATCGATATGTGTATAATACTTTTCATACTTATAATAAAAACTACTTCTTTTGCTTCTTAAAGCTCTTCTTAAAGCTACTGCACCATATCTTGTTATTCCTTCTATTCCATCTTTTTCATATATATTTTTAATAGTTATAGGATTTGCTTGTAAAAAATAAAGCATTAATTCTTGGACTGCTTCATTCACTTTATTTTCATCTGTTGTTAATCCATAAGCCATTGATCTAAATTTATCTGTTAACTTAGATATTTCTATATAAATCTTAGTCATTTTTAGGCTCTAATTCATATAGCTTTTCTGCTACTTCGTGTATCATTTGTTCAAGCAAAACTTTATAAGCTCTTATTACTGCTGCATTTCTTTTTGTTTCTATTCCTGCAAAAAAGCCATTTGTTGCAACTGATAAATTTATAGGTATTACCATAAGCCAATCATAAAAGTTACCATTCTCTTTATTTCCTGTTCCATAATTATTTGAATAATCTATAATAATATCTATTACTTCTAAATAATTATTGTATCTGTTTTTTGATGATACATCTTCTGCAAAGTTTTTGCACATTAGTAAATACGCTTCAATTATACTTTTGTGCTGCTCGTTTGCATATATTGGTTTTTGCATTGTTCAAAGTTATAAAAAATATTATTCTATTCCTTTTTCTTTTTTTAAGTTTTTAACAGCTTCCTTGTAATAACTTATTTTTTCTTCGTAATCAACTCTTAAAAACTTTTTAATTTGTCTTGCTTTATATTGTAATTCTTCAGCAGTTCCTTCTCCATATTTAGAATCAAGCCCAAGACCAAACTTGTATTGTTCGCCTTGCCCAAAAAGATTATCTGCTGCTGATTGTGGCTGCACGTTGATCTCGCACCACCTTGTTGATAAGCACCTTCTTGATATAAAGTGTCCAGCGTGTATGTTTTTGTAATGATATACCCTACCTGAAGTAAAGCATTGCACCATACCTTCATTAGTTGCATCTCTTAACCTTATATAAAGGCTAAACCATTTGTCTAGTTCTTTTTTTAGTTTGCTTATGGATTTTTTAGCCATATTATTTAATAAGTGAATACTTACTAAAAGATACAGGTTCGTTATATCTATTTTTACTGCCTACAAATTCACTCCTAATTCTATATCCTTCATCTTTTAATTCGCATATCCTTGAAGTCAATCTCATTATGCCGTATTCTTTCATAGCTTCAAGTGCAGTTATACTGCCTTTGTCGTTTAAATGTCTTAAAATTCTGTCTTTTTGTGTTAGTGTTTTCATAGTATTAATTTTAATTGGTTAATTTTTTTTGGTTTTTGTAAATTAATTTCATTCTTTTAGTTTATAATTTATATGCAGCAATATTGCTAATATTATTACCCAGCCAATCATTTTAGTAGTTTTGGCTCTGGTCTATAATGTAGAACTTGTTTAGGGTTTTCTCCTTTATCAACTCTTGATCTTGCATCCCATATTATCTCCTGATGTTTTCTTAGCCACCTTACATAAGTAGGAATGTTAAAGTGTATAAAATCACTTTTTGTTGGTTCTCTTAATCCTAAGTCAAAAGCATTTTCTGCATCTTCAAAATAAAAATTCTTATAGATTCTTTTTAAATCTTTAGCTAGATTTTGTGACATATAACTTATAGTATCTTCTTCAACATTATTTTGACCTATTCCAATATATGTCTTACTTACTAAATCTACTGATGACATTAGTAAATCCTCATCTGACATTGTTTTAATTAATCTCATTAAATTGTTTTTTTAGTTTTTCTTTTACATTTAGGTTTTTTTGTATGTGTTGATGTATCTTACTCATAGTAGGTTTTTTTGTTTCTCTACGTTCCCATGTTCTCACACAAGCTTTCCAATCTTTCATTTTGTTTTTACCTATTTGCCAATTCTTGCTTTCATAAAAATCTATAAAAGCTTCTGCATCTATATTATTGTTGCGTAAGATACAATAATTTTTAACTTCATCTAAAGTTGGTTTTTTAAAACGCCCCTTACTATTACTATACGTAGTATTATTGTTATTAATAGTATTGTTATTCTTTAGCATTTTTGTTAATACCTCTTTATCATTTTTGCTAATACCCTCATAACAAATTTGTATATACCTATTAGCAATTTCGTTACTACCCTCTTTGTATGTAAAACTGATCTTAATAAAACCATTTCGCTTTAATTCACTTATCCACCTTGAAATAGTTACTTTGTTTTTATTATACAATTTACTAAAGTATTGATTAGAAGCAAAGCAGACACCATTCATTTGTAGTAAAGCAGTTATTTCAGCATATAACAACTTAGCGTTAGGTGTAATATCTGCATATCTTACGTGAGCTGGAATATAAGAGTAGTAGTTAGGTTTTTCCATTATATAATTTTGACAGTATAGTGATAATTCTCCATAGCAAAACTAATATTTTTTAATTGATTTAAATAATCAAAATAAGAAGTTTCTACAAAACAAATAGCTTCGGCACTTTTTACTTCTAGCAATACTTCACATTTTTTTGATTCAACTACTTTTATTTTGTTTTTTATTAAGTGATTTTTCAAATGACTGTTACTTACAAATATTTTTTTTTCTCCTTCTAAATTTTTATATTCGTGATAAATCTTAATAAAAGTATCTCTATAAATATCACAATTTTCAAACTTTTTTTTGTGTGCATTTTCATAGTGATATGTAGATGTTCTGTCTTTCATAAGAACTTTTGCTATAACATTCCTGTCTATGTTTTCTTCTGTTAATGCTATATAACAAGCTGAAGCTCTAGCTGCTTGTATGTTTCTTTTTCTATTTTTAAAAGATAAAGAACCTTCTTGTAGTCCTGAAACTCTTGTTGCAATACTGCAAATAGCTTTAAAATTTAATTCTTGTGTCATCTTAAAAAGGAACATCATCTGAAGTTATAAAATCAGTAGGGCTAAAATCTTTTTTCTTTTCAACATTGTTTTTATTTGTAAAATGATAACCATCAATGTTATGATAGTATTTTCCGTTGTATTCTCTTGAATAAACATTACACAAAATAGCAACCTCCATACCTATTTCTAATTTATTTAAATGCTTAATCTTTTCTTCTCCAAAAGCACTTACTGCAATTAAATTCTTAAATTCATTACCATTATCTATAATGACTGTTTGTTTTTCCCATGGTTTACCAGCTTTACTTGTTCCTGACTCTGCTTGTAGTTTTTTTACTAATTTTCCTGTTACTTCCATATTTATTTGTTTTTTATGATTTTTAAAATTGTTTGTAGTTTTTCTCTTGATTCGATAAGTTGCATTTTTAAATTAAGATTGTTTTCTCTTACTCTTTCATTTTCTTTACGCAAATATTGAATTTGGTCGTTTTCTTCTAAAGGTGTGTTAATACTGTTTTTAGGTATATAATTTTCCATATTTAATTATTTAGTTAGTAAAAAAGAAAGTGAAAAGGAATTGATATGCCACAAAGTATAACTGCAATTATAAATTCGTATATATCTAACCTTTCCACTATCTATGTTATTTTAAGTCGTTGTATTCCAACATTTTATCTCCTAAATCTTCAAGAATTTCAGAAACACTTGTTATTTTAGTTTTACCACTAAGCAAATTGTTTATTTCTAATTCTTGTTCTTTAGTAAAAATGTATTTTTTCATTCTACTTTTAACCACTTCTTGCTTACCATCTGCAATAGATGATTTCATAGCTTCAAATTGCTTGTTAGTTATTTTAGTAGGTTTTGTTTCTTTTTGTGCTATTGCCATTTTAACTTCATCTGCACTAGCAATAGAAGTATCAATACCAATTCCTAAATTACCTAAAGCTCTACCATTTGCTGAAGTTTCGCAATTTTCAACAAAAGAAGTTTTGTTTACATTAGTGCTTCCTAAAATTTCATAAGCTATTCCTGTTGCTTTTACAACCCCATCAGGATTTTTTACTTCTGACTTTACAACACATCTATTTTCGCTTAACTCTATAATGTCAGATACTAATGCCCAATCTTTAAAGTTTTCTCTAAAGTATTTAATTCTTTCGTTTACTTCTACATATTGTTTTCCGTGAATATTTATAGTTTTCATATCGTTGTTATTAATGCTTTATTATTATTTTGTTTATCATATATTTTCTTATACTCTTTGAGCTTGTTTTCTACAATCTTATTTTGCTCAATAGCTTCTTGTTCTCCAAATCTGCTTTTTAGATTTTCATACCAATAAGAACCTTTTGGCTCTACCTTGTAGTTAAGACATTCATCAACATTCATTCCCGTTAGCTCTATATAAGTATCTAAAGCTTCATTGATTTGTTCTTGTGTTCCGAATATTCTAATACTTGGTTCTACTTTCTTTAAGTCTGCAAACCACCCATATTTAGACAAGCTAGATATTGTTTTATATACTCCATTGTTATAGAAGTGAAAGTCTTGTGCTAGTAATTCCATTATTAAAAGTTTAATTGTAAATATAAACGGAATGAAAGAAAGCCTAATATCATAAATGAAATCCAAAAAACAATTTCAGGAATTTTGTCTAAATAAGTAACTTCTTTTACTTCGTAATCTTCATACATATTCCTTTTGCCATACTTATCCCAATTTGATACTTGTTCTTTACTGTGAGAAAAAAATACATCTTTTTCTTTCTCATTCATAATTTGCGTGTTACCTGATAACTTGTTTTTAATTTTATACATTTTAATTTTATTTAATTTAACTTAGTTTTACGTGGACAAAGATAAACAAATAAAACAATACTCACAACTTTTCACACAAAGTTATCAACAATTTAGGTGTTAATAGTGTTTTGACTAGATAAGCGACTTTAAGTGTTGTCTAGTATATATACATTAAAAAGAAAAGAAAGTGCTTAAAACGGCTTAACGGAGCTATAAACTAAGCAATAAAACTACTATAATTAATACAAAGTAAAATAGAGATAGTTTAGTTGAATCGCTTATTTTCATTATAAAGGCATTAAAAGATTTATAGGAAGTGTGCCATTATTAAGTATAACAGCACAACCAATAGCAGGTTTTTTTCCTGCTTTAGCGTAATTGAAGCTAAGATTAGTAAAATTAATGCCTGTGCCAACTTGAGTTCCAAAAACTCTAAAATTTCTACCAACATAGTGTTCTGTGTAGCATTGTGTATGCAAATGACCTTGAACTGTATTCATCATATCTGCACGACATTTTGTTCTAGCAGTTCCACCTTCTCCGTGAACATACTGAACATTATCTTGCACATATCTTTCTACAAATTCCCAATTTGGTGTTCCTAAAACCTCACTATAAGATTTTAACCAAGCTGATGGAATGCCGCCTGTCATAGCTTTCCTTGCAGCCATTCTATCGTGGTTACCGATTATAACCTTTGTGCCTACTTCGTTAAATTCATTATACCATCTTTGAACTCTTTGTATAGCATAATTTAATTCATCTCCTGCTGAAGGTAGATCAGGATTTTGTTCGTGATAAGAATATCCTGCTGAATCTAGCACATCTCCAATAAAAACTACTTGATTGCAGTTATATATTTCGTATTGCTTTAAAACCCAAGGCAAATATTCATCTAAATCCCAAGGACAATGCAAGTCGCCAACAACTAGGACATTCCTAGTGTCAGCTTCTCGCATTTTTTCTATTGCCACAATTTCGTGTGGTTTTAATCTGTATCTATTACTTCTTTGACTTTCCAAAATCAGCTAAAGATTGTCCGCCTAACATAGCGATTAAACTCCACCAAATTTTAGATACTGAATCTTCATCAACTCCTAGATAGTTTGCAATCATAGGAACTAAGATTGATGAAATTCCTAACCATACCTTCTTAGAAGATAGTAGTTGTGTAATAATGTAATTTTTCATTCTTATCTGTTTTTAATTATTAATTTAATATTCTTGCCACCCAAATTTATAATTTCTTTCATAAGTAAATTCATAGCTAAAGTTGAATTATAAACAATGTTATGTTGGCTTCCTTGTCCTACTAGAATACACCCTCTTGAATCTTTAGCAGTATTTCCTCTATGGAATAGTATATAATCTCGGTTTGGCACTTCTTCAACTAATAAGTGCAAATAATCTCTAGTTGCACTTTCTCTTGGGTATCTCATTCTTACTGAATATTCTCCAGCAGGAATACTAGATATGCTTCTTTGATTATCTTTATAAGGCAGTTCTAAAGTATCACAAAACCTTTCTCCGTTTACAAAAAGCTCTCCTATAATGCTTTCATCTGTAAACATTTCTCTTATTATTAAGAGGTTTATATGACTTTGATTAGAGATAGTAGGCTTTGTAGATTTTACACCCTTTAACCTCTTTAACAAACTCCTTACGCATTTTAACATCTTTTTCTTTGTCTTTGTTAAACTTAGGATTTGTGCTATTTAGTTTACGCTTTTTCATTTGCAACATTTAGTATTGCAATCACACCAGCCCAAACAATATATTTGTCCTGTTAGTTTGTAGATTAAGTTACATAAAAATTTTCTCATTTTTTGAATTTTACAAATTTATAAATAGTGAAACTAATTGCTAATATTAGTGAAATTAGAGTTAAAATTTCATTGCAATCAGTTATACTGAAACCAATTGCCGAACCATTAGCTATTCCTACTTGAAGCGTGTCTTTTAGATCGTTCATTTGTGTTATGTTTAGGCTTACTTTCCAAGTAGGATTTTAGCTTAGTTATGTTAATTTTTTTTGGTTTGTAGTGTTTCTTCATTATATACTAGAATCTAAGAAATCTCTTAAAGTTAATTTAGTTCCTTGTCGCATTGGTCTTTCAAGGTTCATTCCGTTGTAGTATGCGTTTTTATCAGGATCAACATCTGATCCAGAATTTTGCGAGTATTCAGGAAAGCTAGAAGTATTATTACATATATAAGAAATCATTCTTTCCGAATAATATTGAGCAGTATTAGAAATTTCTTCTCTTAAATGTTGAGCTTCTTCAGTTGTTAATGGTGTTCCTGTTTCAGATGTTTTAGAGTAAATATTACCATTCTCTACTTTAAATCTAAGAAAAGGTATAGCGTGATAAAGAGAATAGTTCACAAGAACAAAAGAAATATAATCATCTAACAAAGTTTTATATGCTGCATTAGCAACATTTCCTATTGTTCCTGCTGTTATTAAATCTTTAAGTTTTTGGTTTAATTTTGTGCCTAACTTAGTTTCTATATAAAGCTTTTGGCTTTGCAAAATATAGGGTAGTAAGAGGTTGCTATCAACTGACAAATTTAATGCAGTAGATTCCTTTAATTTCTGTTCTGATATAAATAATACGTATGACATAATTATCTTGGTTTTAAAAATCCTTTATTCTTCATTCTCTTTGGTGGTTTAGCTACTAAAGGACTATTTTTTTTAGCAGTAAACCCTTCTGATCTTGCCTTAGTATATCCAATTAAATCAGCATCTTCTATTTTTGTTGTTCTTGATTCTCCTATTGTAGTTTTAAAGATTTGTCTAAGCCAAAAATGCTGACAATTACCACCTCCTTTAAATTTTAGTATATCATATTTTAAAGCACCATTAGGCCCCCAGCCTATGTTTCTTTTTTGTCTTTTAGAATAGTAGTAATCATTTACAACTTTATTACTCATAGCTTGTATATCTTCTTTTCTATACAATTTGTTTGCACCCATCATCTGTCTGCAAAAACGTCTTTTCTGTCCTGTTTTATTTACTAAGAAATTATCTTCTGCATAAACATATCTTACTCTAAAATAGTCATAAGTTTTTTTTGAAATACCATCTTGTTCTGATTTTCTACTTGGCTTCGGACTTCCTGTTGAAGCAAACTCTATTCTTTCATTAGCAGCGTCATTTAAAACTTCTTCAAAATTAAAATCTAAATGCTCATCTTCTACTTTTTCTTCTTCTACTAGCTCGTAACCTTCAGGAATATCCTCTCCAAATTCTTCAATAAATTTAGAAAGTTCTGTTGCTGCTGAATGTCCTTCGCAAGGCATATAAACAGTTTTACCGTCTAATTCGTGTTCGTGGTAGCCTTCGCACCCTTTTTTTTCTGCAACTGCAACAGCTTCCTCTATTGTGTCAAATACAGGCTGTCCATCTATCATTCCAACTTTACTAAAATCCTCTCTTACTTCAACATCTAAAGGCTTTAAACCTAATTCCTCTCTTATTTCATCTTCTGTCATAACACCTTTTAAATCTTCAGAAGTGAAGTCTAAAGTAATTGGTTTTAACTGCACAAACTCAACAGGCAAATCCATATCATTAACTGAAAATATAGTTTGTAAGGTGTTTTTAATATGAAGCTGAAACGGAATAATTACTGTGTTAAGGAAAAAATTGAAGGCGGCATTAAGTTCATCTACATTAGACCCTAGTCCTGTGTCGTTTTTAATACCCATAAGCATTGGACTTGTTACACGGTGTCCTGTGAGGATATTTTGAACCAATAGCTCTTGGAGTGCTAAATACTGTTTATCTGCGTCAGAAACGCTTATAGGTGTAATTTCAGGCGTTCTAGTTTTATCATCTGAAAAGGTTAATATAAACTTTCCTGAATTTTTAGCACCTGTAAATTTATCTGCTAAACTTTGTTCTATTTGCCTACGTTCTTCTGCTGTTGGTATTCCGTTAGCAAAACTTATAAAATATGAACCACTAAATCCATTCTCTATATTGTTAAGATGAAACTCGGCTACTCTTTGATCCACTAAAGCCCAATTCTGACAATTATAATCAGGAGCGTGGTAAATGTCCATATTAGGACTATATCTACCTGTATAGATCAACTGACTTCCTGAAGTTCTATCATTTACGTTAAAAGCTGCAATAGGGTAAGGTTTATGCGTTCTTACATTACTCCAATCTGCACTTATAAAATAAGTATCTACTTTTCCCATTTCATTAGGTCGCCCAGCTCTTACCCTTTCAACAGGAACGTGATATATTTCAGCGATTTCTGTTCTTTCTCTATTCCATACAACGTGCAAAGCGTAAGCACCTTGAAGCTTAAAATCAAACGCTACTTTTTTAATTACTTGGTGTAAGCTTTCTTTGCTGTTTGCGTGTCGCATAAACTTCTTTAGCTTAACATAAGCGTCTAAGCTAGTATCATCATCAGAAACAACTAAATCTTCAGCAGCAATCATTTCGCTAGTTGCGTTTATAATAGCAGCGTGTGTAGAAGAATTATAGTATAAATCAATTAAGAATTGAGGGTATAAGTTTCTCCAATCTTCTGTTCCATATTCGATATAATCACGACCACGCACCTCTTGTATTATTGGTGCTGTTGCAGTTTCTAAGTTAATTGAAATGATATTGTCTTTCATAATTTTTATTTTATATTCCTGCCAATCTTGAATTTACATTAGCAATTAAAGTAGCATTAGTATCACTAAAAATTTGTATTTCTTCTACTGTTCCATTATAAGGGTTTACATCAGTAGCTCTAACACCTATTGCATCAATTAAACAATCTCCTGCTAAAGTTTGTGGGCTTTCTTGTGCTGTTCCGTTATGATACAAAGTTATAACATTAGAAGCATCACGACTAATAACAATATAGTCATCACCAAAGCTGCCTTCGCCTAAATTTAAATTTTTAGATGTTCCACCTATTTTAATGATTATTCTTGTTGTGGTTGAGTATTTAATAAACTCATTGGAAGTCGTATTATCTCCAATAATAACAACATTAGTTTCAGTTGGATTTGCCCTAAAACCGATTGTAAATTTGCCATCTAAAGTTATTTGACTAGATGTTTGTAAGTTTTCAGAAGTGCTTGAATCAAAAGTTAAAACACCATTAGAATAAGCAGGTTGCTCACTTGCAGTTGCTTGTAACATATCGTGACTATTGCTAGAACTATCATTCCACCTAGAAACATCAGAACCATTTAAAACAATTCCTGCTGCGTTTTTATACCAAGCTACTAAACTTGTTTCATCATCAGGCGACCAACCGCCACCTCTTGGCATTGATACTAAACTTTGACCTATTTTTAATACCTTCATTACTCTTTATATCCTATTGCTATACCACTTGTAAGTGTCATTGCCTGAATACCCATCAGCAACGTTGTTCCCGCAGGTAGCGTGGTTTGAAGTGCTGTTGCATTTGTTACTCCTGATGCAGTTATTGCACTTACTGCACTTTCAACAGGAAAGTAAACAGCGTAAAAATCTTTACCCGTTACTGCACCCGTAAACACTTCAGTTCCTGAGTTTTTTCCTAATTGCTCCGATAAGAGCTGTTGTACATCTTCTATTGCCATAATTTTTTAATTTTTTATCCTGAATATATATAATTTGTTTGTTCAATACTTGCTGATAATTGAGCTTGTGTTGTAAACCCGCCACCCGTTAATTCTATTGTAGGTCTTGAAGTGTAACCATTACCCGCATTTGTTATTGTTACTAAATTCACTTTACCACCTGAAATATCACAAGTAGCAGTTGCTTGTTCAATAAAGCCACCACCCGTTATTTCAATAGTAGGAGCTGAAGTATATCCCGCACCACCGTTTACAATGGTTATAGTCTGTACACTTCTTCCGTTTTGTGAATAAGTTACTTCTTCTGTTCCTACTTTTTCTGATACATACATTTTGCCCTTTGTAACTATTCCTTGAACCGCACCGTTTTGCCCTAAAGGATTAAAAACAAATGTTTCTGTTGCAGGTGCTGTATTAGAATTAATAGAGCCGCCTTTTAAAAACGCAACTTCATAAACTTCATATTTCCAAAAACCTGCTTCTAAGTTTACTTTACCATCAAAAACATTAGGAACTGCATTATACAAAAAATCTGCCTTTGTATATCTATCAAAAACAGTTTCAGTTGAAGGATAAGCATATTGAACAGATCTATCCATATCATTAGTAAATTTAAACAAGTGAGCAAGAGTATAATTGCTAGATGTTTGTATTCTACTGTCCTTAGTTTGAACGTATGCGGAAAAGTTAGTTTCTGTTGTTGCTTGTATCATATATTAATATAATAGAAAAGTGCCGTTTTTATTTGACTTATAAAAGAAAAGAGTGGTAAAAACCACTCTAATCAAGAATATATGAAAACTACTAAGAATATTAATCTATATCTACTGATACATTAGTGAAAGCTCCATTGTCAAATGGTGTTGAAGTGTATGCTGCAACCATAGGTGCAGGTTTAGTTTCCATTCCATCAAAGGTAAGACTGTAACCGTTTTGATCTCCCCAAGCTGTTCCGCTAACTTCAGTTCCACTATTAAGATACATACCATTAGCAGCTCCTAAGCATACTATTTGGTCTTTACCGCCAACTTGTTGCCATAATTGAGCAAAAACTACAACTTTAGTTTTAGCTAATTTTTCTAGTTCTGCTTGATCCTCTTTAGTTAATTGATTAAATACTAAAGTTAATTGTGGAGCATACATTATAGTTCCTGTTTCTCTAGTTCCTGTAATTGTTTCTGTAAGTGATGAAGTTCCAATTGGAGTAGCATATCTTTTTAATCCTGTTCCTACTCCCATTTCAATATCTGTAACCTCTCCTGAAGATACTACGATACCTGTTCCGTAAATCTCTCCTGTTGAAGCGTTAGCATTGAAATCATCATAAACACCAAAGTAAACATACTTAATACCCCCTTGTATTCTATCGCAGGTAAGTCCTCTACCTTTTGTAAGTGCTGTGCAAGCCATATTTTTTTATTTTTTAAGGGTTAAAGGAGCAAGGGTTTTTACGCCCTTGCTTCTATTAATTAAGTTTATTACGATACTAATACTACGTCAGCTCCAATACCAACTTGTGTTCCACCAGAATATCTAGCTACAACTCTAATATTATCTGAGCCATCTAAAGCAGCCATATCAAGCATTGTAATTCTAGTTTGGTCGCTTAATAAATCTGTTCCGAAGAAAAGATTTGACCTTTCTGCTGCTACCAACACATCATCAGCCATTCCGTTACAAACAGCTAATTTTATACCTTCAAATATTGGTAAATAATCACCTTGCATTGAATAAGCGTTTAAGTAGCCCATTGAAGAAACTTTTTGTATGTATAATCTATAAGATTTAGGCGACATATAAATATGTAAATCGTCTTTAGTGTAAACTGCTGTCGGTATAGCTGCTGTACAAGCTTTTAAGTTGTCAAGTATATTAGCTGCAGTATAAGCATTACCTGCACCACCATCATTAGCTACATCTACTACTGTTGCATCTGTTACTAAGTGTCCAGCTCCTCCATGAACAAAACCTGTAAACTCACCTGCCTGACTATCTCTACCTGTCCAGATAGATGTTTCAGTTCCATTTGCAATAACCTCACCTAGATAAGAAATTACATAATCATCAAAAGAAGCTGGTGGTGGAGCACCTGCTCCCGCTCTCATTTGTGCTGCTTCCCAAGAATCTAAAAGTTCTTTTTTACATAAATCTGTATTAATTTGTAGATTCTTCGGAGTTAATACTGTTTCAGTCATAGCTAATGAACTTGCTCCTTCTGTAAAGTCGCAAGTAGCATCTGAAATCATGTCACTCGCAG